GAGACAATCCACCGATGAAGATTTTAGAGCTAACATAACTCGTGGTGGTGAAGGATTTCCATATGAAGTGAATGAACAAATAGAATGGTTATCATCAGAATCATCAAAAGCTTTGGGATTAGATATTGCTGGTGTGGATTTATTATTTGATAATGGTGGATATAAAATATGTGAAGTTAATTCCAATCCTGGTTTTGAAGGTATGGAAAACTTTACAAAGAAAAACATCGCTGGTGAAATTGTATCATTTATAAAATTAAAACTTGGATTAAACAATGAATAATAAAATTATAAAAATAGATGATGTTGAGGGTGCTGTTTATGAAATTGATGAATGGAAGCCTGCTCAATCTACCCAAGTAAAAAAACATTTTACAGAAAGATTCAAAGAATTAAAAGAAGCTTATGACAAATTGCTCGAAGATTTTAATTGGAATAAGATTATATTTGAAAGTGAAATGTTATTTACACCTGTTATGGGGAAAACATATTATTTATTTCAGAGGAAAGATGGGACAAATTTTATGACACTTATTTCATCAGAGGAGTGGGGTGACAATGATTTTAAATATATTGGTGCATTCAAACAAGATTCAAGACAAAAATGGAATCATATAGAATTAGAGGAAAAATAATGCTTGTTTATTTACAAGAAAGGTTGTATATTTAAGTATGGGTAGAATATCATACAGTCAATTATCAATGTTTAGTGAATGTCCACAAAGGTGGAAACTAAATTATATAGATAAAATAACAGAACGAGAACCAAGTATTCATTTATTGTTTGGAACAGCAATGCATGAAGTTATACAAACTTGGTTAGAAGTTATGTATCACGATAGTGTGAAGAATGCAAATAAACTAAACCTTGAACAAAGACTACACGATAAAATGATGGAGTTGTTTAAACAAGGTAAAGAGGAGTATGGTAAAAACCCTTGCACACTAGAACAATTAAGAGAGTTCTTTCAAGATGGTGTGGACATATTAGATTTCTTGAAGAAGAGAAGAGCTGATTACTTTAGTAAACGAGGATACAAACTTATAGGTTGTGAAGTTCCAATTGAAGTAGACTTAAAAAAGAATGTTAAAATAGTTGGTTACTTGGATTTAGTCATATTGGATGAGTTCCATAATACAATAACAATTTATGATATAAAAACATCTACACAAGGTTGGAACAAGTGGATGAAAAAAGATGAGAACAAAACACAACAATTATTATTATACAAACAATTCTATGCTAAACAATACAATCATCCTATAGATAAGATAGAAGTGGAATACTTCATTGTAAAGAGAAAACTATGGGAAAACGCTATGTTCCCACAAAAGAGAGTTCAGAAGTTCTCACCAGCAAGTGGGACTGTAAGTATGAATAAGGTAGCTAAGAGGTTGAATACATTTTTAGACTTAGCATTTGATGATGAAGGTGAAAGAATATCAGAAAACATAATCCCAACACCAAGTAAGAAAGCTTGTAGATGGTGTGAATTTAAAAATACAGAATATTGTAGTGTGGGAGTGTAATGAAAGTAGCTATAATAGGGAGTAGAAGATACGAAAACAAGAAGAAGATTAAAGATTTTATCTTCAAATTAAAACAACAATATGGTGAGAAAACCATAATAGTTAGTGGTGGATGTAAACAAGGTGCTGACAAATATGCTAAAAAGTATGCATTAGAATTAGGATTAATGTATGAGGAGTATCCACCATTTCACGAAGTTCATAATTTATATTGTTCTTTACCCCAATCAAGATACGACCAACCATTTAGTATGAGAAACTTTTTTGCTAGGAATAAAATAATCGCTGGAACAAGTGATTTTATAGTAGGATTCATTCCAGAAGGTGTTGAAGCTAAGGGAACTATGAATGTATTTGAATATGCAAAAAAATTAGATAAAAAAAGAATAATTATTTCATAGTTTTTTTATATTTGTATATATTTATATATGTAAATACGATGGAGAATAATTATGAAAAACACAAAATTAACATCGGTTAAAATATTAGAATCGTTATATGAAAGATTCAAACTGAACACAGTCAATACTAAAATGACTTTACAAAAATTAACAAATCGTTCAGTTGATAGATTTTTAACAGATGAAAAATATAGAGAAGAAATTGAAACTTATGATAATTTAATTGTAAGTGGTAGCAACTTTTAATTAGGAGAAAATAGGTTATGAAGAAAAAAAAGATTCTACTCTTGTCAGACGACTTGAGAATGCATAGTGGGATAGCAACACAATCAAAAGAATTTGTGATGGGAACATTACATAAATATGATTGGGTTCAAATTGGTGGGGCTGTGAAACATCCTGAACAAGGAAAAGTTGTTAATATGTCAGAAGCATGTCAAGAGGTAACTGGTGTAAAAGATGCTTATCTACAAATTTATCCTATGTCAGGATATGGTAATCCGAATGTATTAAGACAGATTATAGATTTAGAAAAACCTGACGCTATTCTACATTTCACTGACCCAAGATTTTGGATTTGGTTATATAATATGGAACATGAAATAAGACAAAACATTCCTATTATGTATTACAACATTTGGGACGACATCCCTGACCCACTATACAATACAAACTTTTACAGAAGTTCTGATTTACTTATGGGTATATCAAAACAAACTTATGGTATTAATAAAAGAATACTTTCTAAATATAATTATGAAGATTGGCAAACTAAATATGTTCCACATGGAATTACCGATAAACGAATATTTAAAATAGAAGAAAAGGGTGATACCAAATTCAGAGAGTTTGAACAATTACAAGGATTAGATAAATATAAATTCAAAATACTTTATTTAAATCGTAATATCAGAAGAAAAGCTCCAGCTGATGTGGCTTTGGCTTACAAACATATGATGGACAAATTAACACCTGAACAAAGAGAAGAGTGTTGTTTAGTTTGGCACGCAGCTCCAAGTGATGAAAATGGAACAGATATGAGAGCTGTTTGTAAATCACTTTTACCTGATTATCCAGTAATATTTACTTGGGATAATCATGTGAACGGAGCTTTTAATGATGTAGAGATGAATTATATATTCAATTCTTGTGATGTTTACATCAACATGGCTTCTAACGAAGGATTTGGTTTAGGTAGTTGTGAGATGTTACATACTGGTGGAGTAATTGTAGTTAATGTAACTGGTGGATTACAAGACCAATGTGGATTCAAAAACGAAAAAGGTGAATACTTAACTGCTGAAGATTATGTTGAACTACAATCTAATCACAGAGGAACTTATAAAGAACACGGAGAATGGGTTAAACCTGTTTTCCCATCAAACATAAGTTGTCAAGGTTCACCACTAACGCCATACATCTTTGATGATAGATGTTCATTCGAGGATGCTGGTGAGTCATTATTGGAATGGTACAAAGTAGGTCCTGAAGAGAGAGAAAGATGTGGTGAATTGGGAAGACAATTTGTAAATGGTGATGGTAGAATGACTTCTAAACACTTATCAGAATCATTTATAGAAGCTATAGACACCACATTTGAAAAATGGAAACCAAGAGAAAAATATACATTGGAGGTTGTGTAATGAAAAAAGTAATGTTAATATGTGCACCTGTATCATCAAGAAGTGGATATGGTGACCACGCTAGAGATTTAGTTAGAGCTTTTATGAAACATGACAAGTTTGATATTAAAATCTTTGATGTGCCGTGGGGTGAGACACCAAGAAATGCTTTAGATAAAGAGTTAGATAAAAACATTATTGATTGTATTTTGTCAGAGCCAAATATAGATAAACAACCTGATGTTTATGTAGACATTAGAATACCAAATGAATATCAAACTTATGGTAAGATAAATATTGGGATAACAGCTGGTATTGAAACAAATGCAGTTTCAAATGTTTGGATTGAAAGTTGTAACAAAATGGATTTAAATATTGTTCCATCAGAACATTCTAAAAAAGGATTTGTTAAAGCGCTTTATGAGAAAATACAACAACATCAAAATGGACAGAAACAAAAAGTGGGTGAGGTTAAATTAGAAAAACCAATAGAAACATTGTTTGAAGGTGTAGATGATGAGGTGTTTAAACCATTGGATAATTCATCATTGGATTTAGTTGATGATATTAAAGAAGACTTTTGTTTCTTACATGTTGGATTGTGGGGTAAAGGTAAATTTGGTGAAGATAGAAAAGATATTGCTAAAACTATAAAAGTATTTTATGAATCATTTGCTAATAAAAAGAAACAACCTGCATTGATATTAAAAACAAACCAAGCTACTTTTTCTGTAATGGATAGAGAAGAATGTTTAAGAAAAATTAATCAAGTTAAGTCAAAATTCCCATCAGATTGGAACTTACCAAATGTTTATTTATTACATGGTTCATTATCTACAGAAGATATGAATAAATTATATAATCATCCAAAAGTAAAAGCATTTGTATCATTTACACATGGTGAGGGATTTGGAAGACCATTGTTAGAAGCATCGATGGTTGGTTTACCTGTAATCACGAGTGCTTGGAGTGGACAAATGGACTTTCTAACCGCAGAGAACTCTATGTTACTTAGTGGTGAGTTAAAAAAAGTTCCAAAATCACAGGTGTGGAAAGATATTATCGTTGAAGATTCTAAGTGGTTTAATGTAAATGAACAAAATGCTTATCATGCTTTAAATCATTGTTTCAAAAATTATGATGAAGTAAAAGAAAAAGCTCTTAAATTGATGAAAATCAACAGAGAGAAGTTTACATTAGATAAAATGGCTGATAGACTTGATAAAATTATAACACCATATCTAAATAAAATTTCAACTCAAGTTGGACTTAATCTTCCAAAATTGAAAAAAGTTAATAAATCTGAACCACAAACGATACAATTACCCAAATTAAAAAAAGTTAACAATGAGGCTACAGTATGAAAGACTTAATAGGTAATTGTTTTTTATGTGAGGAAAAAGCACTTCATGTAGCTGGAACAGAGGAAGCTCAAGTGATGCAGTGTATTAATTGTGGTTATGTAACTTCAACTAAATACATTGGAACAAAAGAAACCAATGAAGAGTTTCAAAAACTTGGTGAAGATATGAAGAAATGGGCTAAGGAAGAGCATGGTAGAGTTTGGATTCCAAGTCTTATAACATTACCAATTGGAATGTTGTATCCAATTGATATTGATGATAAGATGAAATGGGCTTTCGCACCAATGGTTGAAATATCTGAAGAAGAAAGAGAAAACTTTCCTAATGGTAATGGTGGTTTTTATGAAAAAAAGATAGACACAGATAATCCAACAATTTATGATGAGTTTGTAAGTGGTATGGTATACATAAATAATTTATTAAAAAGTAAAAGTGAAGAATAGTGGCTGTAACAAAGATAAATCATAAACAAAGGATTCGAAAGAGAACATCGGTAAGTATCTCACAAATTGGATTTCAATCTATCATTGAGTTTCGATATAATGCAGAAAACATTAAAGATCCAAAACCTTTAGTTTTTGTTTTATCTAAAAAAGGTAAAGTTTTAAATGGTATTAATATAGGTTATTTAAAAGAGTATCCTATAGAAAAATTACTTGAAGAGACAAATTTTAAAAAACTAAAAAATTATTCTTTATATGAAAAAGCTTTTAGGACATATAAAATATCAGATATAAAATCAATCAAATTAATTGAATGGGAAACTTCTTCTGCTAGGAGGGATAGAAAAGAAGAAGAAAGAAAAACAAAACAATTAGATAAATAAAAAGGTTACAAATGAAACTAAGTTATAGTATATTGACTCATAATGAAGATGTGTCACTACAAAAATTACTTGAGTTTTTAGTCAAATATAAAGACGAAGAAGACGAAATAGTAATTCTCGATGATTATTCAGACAATCCAAAGACAATTGAAATATTAGATATAATGACATCCATGCATGAAATGACTTTTGAACAAAGACATTTGTTAAAAGATTATGCTGGACAAAAAAATTACTTGACTCGTATGTGCAAAAATGACTATATTGTTAATATAGATGCTGACGAATTACCACATAAATCATTAATGAAGAATCTCAAACCTATATTAAAGGCTAATCCTACAGTAGATTTATATTGGGTGCCGAGAGTAAACACGGTTGATGGATTAACACAAGAACATGTAAATAAGTGGGGTTGGAGAGTTGATGAAAACGGTTGGGTAAACTTTCCAGATTATCAAGGTAGAATTTGGAGAAATCGTCCAAACATATTATGGAAGAATAAAGTTCACGAAGTATTAACAGGATATAAAGAACATACTTACTTACCAGCTGAAGAACAATTTTCATTCTATCATCCAAAAGATATAGATAGACAAGAAAAACAAAATGAATTTTATGAGGGAATATAAATGATTTTTTATAGAATATTAGATAACGATTTATACGCAGCAGGTGAAGTTGAAAGATTAGGATTTGAAGAATCTCAAGGGTTAAGAATACCAGATGATTATTTAGAGAACAAAGAATTTACAGTTATGAGAAGTGCTCATGGATTAGGAGATTGGGGTATCATTTCAGCTATACCGAGATTGTTAAAGGAAAAATATCCTGATTGTAAAGTGTATCTTCCATCAGTAAAACTATTAGAAAAACTATTTGGAAATCAAAAACAAAATTGGGGTTCTTTTGATAACCCCTTTTTAAATGTAGAATACATATTTAAAAATAATCCTTATGTTGATGGTTTTAAAGACTACATAGTTGGTGAAATATACCACGACCATTATAGAATTTTTGACAAAGATAAAAAAGATATACCACTTGTAAAACAAATGTTGAAATTTTGGCAGTTTGAAAAAAGTGAGTGTGAAAAATATACACCTGAATTATACTTTTCTGAAAGTGAAAAGCAAATTGGAGACAAAATTATAAAAGAAACTGTCGGAGATAAAGAATTTGGTTCATTACTAATATCTAGTAGATATGAAAGTCAAGATGGAAGATATGATGAGGAAGGAAATAAAAAAATATTAACTTATTTTTTAGAAAAAAACAAACTACCTTATTTTTATTTTACTTATAAACCAAAGGAAGAATTTCCTTTTGAATTTGATGGTTGTTTAGATTTAAGAAATATGGATGTTAGAACTCAACTATATATCAGAAGCAAGGCTAAATTAAATATAGGTAATCATTGTGGAGTTTTAGATTGTGTATCAGGACACTCTAAAGTTTACCAAGTTCAAAGAGTTTTTCCATTAAACCAAAATGTGGTTGAGGATGAAATTTATTTAAACAGAGAAAATTATAAATATTTAATTGATGGGAATAATTATAAAGTTGATATAATGAAAAATTTACCAGATAAATTTACATCAAAAACAACCACATCTTTAAAATGGAAATCAGACTTAATTGATTACTTTCAAGATGATAAATTTAAAGAGATGAAAGTTTTGGAAGTTGGTTCATCTTTAGGACACTCAACAAGAATATTAAGTTTTTTATTTGGTAAAGTTATAGCACTAGATAATTTAGCAGAGAGACATGTAAAGTCTGATAAATTAAATCACGACAGAAAAAATATTGAGTATAAAGTTATGGATGTTTATAATGAGAGATGGAACTTTGAAAATGTAGATGTGGTTTTTATTGATTGTGTTCACGACTATGAGCATGTAAAAAGTGATATAGACAATTCAATTGAAAATTTTGACAAACCATTATTTGTATTTGATGATTATGGTTTATTTCCTGAAGTTAAAAAAGCTATAGATGAGTATATAAGTCAAGGTGTTTTTGAAGTAAAAACATTTTTAGGAAATCCAGCTGGAACAGAGTTTCCAAAAACGCTAAATGTAACATTAAAAGATTGGGAGGGTATAGTATGTCAGACAATGTAAAGAACTTAATTACATTCAAAGAAATATCATTATCAAATGATTTATTAAAAAACAAAAAAGATAAAGCAAATTTATACGACTTGGAAGTTGTAATGGATACTGAAACTAAATTAGTTCATTTAAATAATAATGTAGATTCTAAAGATTTATTCAATCACGAATATGTTTATGATTCTTCAAGGTCTATAACAATGCAGGTTCATTTTGAACAGGCTGCAATATCACTACAAAAAAGATTAAATCCAAAAAAAGTATTAGAGGTTGGTTCAAATAGTGGTATTTTTATAAAACACTTTCCAAGTGATTCATCTATAGCAGTTGAACCTTGTTCTAATTTTGCTAAGTTGACTAATGATATGGGTATCAAAACTTACGATGAGTTTTGGAATGATGAGGTATGTGATAAAATTTTAACTGAACATGGAGCTATGGATTTAATATATTCAGCTAATACTTTTTCTCATGTTCAAGATTTAGATGATTGTTTATCAAATGTAGATAGATGTTTATCAAGTGAAGGAACTTTCATAATAGAAACCCCATCATTTTTAGAAGTCTTAAAATATAATGCATTCGACCAATTCTATCACGAACATCATTCTTATTTTACTTATGTAGCTTTACAGAATATATTAGAGAAACATCATCTAAAAATTTATGATATAGAAAAATATAAAGTGCATGGTGGAACTTATAGATTTTTCATTTGTAAATCTTCTTATCAACCTAAAACTGATACAGAAAAACTTGTTCAGTATTATAATGAGGAAGTGGAATATGGTGCTAATTCATTTGATATTATTAAGTCTAGAATAGATATAATGCAAAACAATATGATTGACATTAAGGAAACATTAGAGACTTTAAAAAAAGATGGTAAGTCAATTGTTGGTTATGGTTCGACTGCTAAATTTACAAATGTAATGAATATGTGTGGACTAAATGATAATCATATTGATTATGTATTAGATACTACACCATTAAAGCATTATAGTTATATTCCGAATACAAATGTTCAAATCTTACCTTATAATCCAAACAAAGTTAAAGATATTGATTATTTTTATCTTGGCGCATGGAATTACAGAACAGAGGTTATTAATAAAGAATCTGATTATTTAAAAAATGGTGGTAAATTTATCACCCACATACCAAAAGTAGAGATAATTGATAAGTGAGAGTAGGGTTAATTGGATTTGGATATTGGGGTAAAATTTTATATTCTAAATTAGAAAATTTAGAAGTTGATATAAAATTTATATCTAATAGTAAATTACCTTATAAAGATAAATTAAAGGATGTTGATTGGGTAATTATTTCCACACCAAATCAAACTCATTATGAAATAGTTAAAGATTGTCTTTTAGCTGGAGTTAATGTATTTTGTGAAAAGTCATTAACTTTAGATTACGAATCCTCTTTAGAATTATATGAAATAGCTGAAAAAACAAATCGTAAATTATATGTCGATGATGTTTTTATGTATCGAGAAAATAAGATACAAGAAATAAAAAAATCTATTGGTAATAAAAAAGAGATAGATGTTATTTGGACAAAAAACTCAAGGTCTGATTATGGTGAGTTTGTGATGTCAAATTTATATAATTTAGCTTGGCATGACTTCTACTTGGTATATCACATCTTTGGTAATAAAATTTATGATATACAAAAAATTGAAACTGAAAAGAAATTAAAATTTAGTTTTAAAATTGATGATATAAAAATAAATTTTACATATGATAGAATGTGTAGTGAAACAAATCACTCTATAAATGGTGTTGGTTTAGCTCATGATGGTGATGACTCTGATGCATTGACTCAAATGTTAAGTGAAGTTATATCAGAAAAAGTAGACTTTAAAACAAATAAACAACATTCTTTGTTTTCCGCTAAGACAATTGACAAACTTAGAGAGACTTTGTTTAAAAGGGTGGCTGTTGTTGGTGGTGGAATATTTGGTTGCACTACTGCTTGGATGTTATCTAAGAATGGTTTCTTTGTTGATTTGTATGAAAAGAATAGTGACATAATGAATCAGGCATCTAACATCAATCAATACAGATTACACAGAGGTTACCATTATCCAAGAAGTAAAGATACTGCGTTGTCATCGATAAATAGTGAAAATAGTTTTTTAAAAGAATATGGTGGCGCTGTAGTTAATGGTGATGTAGAACATTATTACTGTATAGCTAAAGATGATAGTAAAGTTGATGCAAAACAATATTGGACATTTTTGAATGAAATGAATTTACATTATAAAGAAAAAAAGCTTGACTTCATGCGCGAAAGTGTTGTAAATTTAGTAGTAAAAGTTAAAGAGTTTTTATTTAATCCAACACATTTAAAAAGGTTGTGTAAAAACAAACTTGGAAAATATTTAGTTAGGTTAAATTTAAATTCAAATACAACAATAGAAGATTTAGAAAACTATGATTACATTGTTAATTCAACATATGCAAATTCAAATCAACTATTGTCAACAGATAAACAAAAGGATTATCAATTTGAGTTATGTGAGAAACCAGTTATTAAATTACCTGAACAATATAAAAATAAGAGTGTTGTCATAATGGATGGTCCTTTTATGTGTATCGATCCATTGGGAGACACTGGATTACATGTGATGGGTAATGTAGTTCATGCAATTCATTCTACTAATGTTGGTAAGTTTCCAAAATATAATTCCAAGTTTGATAACTTATTAAATAAAGGTATCATCAAAAATCCATCAATAACTAACATTGATAAATTTATTGAATCTGCTAAAAGATTTTTTATAGACATTGATAAGTCAGAACACATTGGCTCTATGTTTACATTTAGAACTGTGTTACCTAATAGAGATAATGATGATGCTAGACCAACATTAGTTGAAAAGGTAACTGATAATTTATTTAATGTGTTTTCTGGAAAGATAGGTAATTGTGTTAACGCATCTAAAAAAATTGTAAAGGAATTAAAAGATGAAAAATAAAAAAGTAATTTATACATCTATGTTTGGTATTGATGGAAATGCTGAGTTTTTTCTACACGAACCTTTATGTGAAATGGAGGGATGGGATTTTATATGTTTTACAGACAATGATAAAATTACCTCTGATAAGTGGACTGTTAAATTAGTTACACCTTTTTATCCAGATGGTGCTAGAGATAATAGAAGATTTAAAATACTACCACATAGACATCTTAAAGATTATGATATAAGTGTTTGTGTTGATGGTGATGTTCAGATAACAAAAGATATAAATGATATAGTTGATACATATTTATCAGAACATAATTTTGCTGTATTAGACCATAAGTTATGTGGAGTATCTACTACAGGTGCTTTAAATTCAAGAAGTTGTATTTATCAAGAAGCTCAGTTTATACAGTGGTTAGGTGATAATCATCCAAGAAAAAAATATAAAGACAATATGGATATTATTCACAAACAAGTAAATAGATATAAACAAAATGGGTATCCTGAAAATAATGGTTTGGCTAGAACCACTATAATATTCAGAAGACACAATGATTTAGAGGTGATAAAGAATATGGAAGATTGGTGGACGGAGTATAAGTATAATAGTAGAAGAGACCAATTAAGTTTACCTTATGTAATATGGAAGAATAAATTTAAATTTAAATACATAGACATCGATATAGATGATAATGAATATTTTAAATTAATGAAGAAATGGAGACAGATGAAATCAAAAGAAATAAAAAGAAATCACATTGAATATGAACCAATAAGTTTTGATTATTTTATGAATATGGAATTGTCAAGTGGTGGTGGAGGAAAAGAAATAATTAATCAAAATCACACCTTGAAAAAAGTAAAAGATATAGTTGAATTTTTTTCAATAAATGAAAATATTAAAAATGTAAAAGAGACATTAAATAAAGATAACTGGCAATATTTTAATTGTATGATAGCAGAGTTTAGAAAAAATGTTGGAGACCACCACAAGATGGGTTGGAATAATATGACAGAGGAATATTATAAATCTTTAGATTTAATGAGTGATGATGAATTACGAACATTTTTGAAGAATAGTCCTGTTGAGTTTGATAATGGTTTTATCAGACATAGTTGGCATAGAGCATGTGCTATGATTGGGAGATTAATTAATGGTAAAAAGTATATACCATTTTATATGACTAAAAATCAAATATATAATACATCAAGAACTAATGACAGAATACATAGAGTAAAACCCTTGATACAGAATTTAACTGGTTTATCATTTATAACGGGTGCTAACATACTGAAAGAAGATTTTACAATTTGTCAATCGGGTATCTTATCACTAATGGGTATTAGAAAAAATGATGATTTGGATATAATAATATCATCTAAAGCTAGGAACAAACTTTTTAATGGAAACAATGGATTTATAAAATTAAATGGTGGGATTGAAATATTTGAAAAAAACAGAGGGAAGTTTAGAATATTTGGTGCACAAGGTGATGATGATTTAATTGAAAACTATTCTTTTAAAGTTGATGGGTATAATTTCTTAGAACCAAGATTTTATTTTTCAAGAAAACACAGAGATAAACAACAAAGAGACATAGATGATTGGAATGGAATAAGAGAATTTTTTGAAAAAGAAAATCATAAAGGTTATCCATTTAATAAGTTAACAGAAGAACAATTAGGAAAGCAATTTATATGAAAAATATAGTTTTTATACCTAACATTAATTTAGGAAACAATAGGAGTAATGCATACCATTACTCTGTAGAGAGTTGGAAACATTTTTGTGATAAACATAATTGTGAATTAATTGTTTGGGAAGATTTATTACTACCAGTTGAGGATATGAAAATAACTTGGCAAAGATATTATGTATTTGACATATTAGAAGCTAATGATATTGATTATAATCAGATTTTAATGGTTGACGCTGACACAATAGTTCATCCAGATTGTCCAAACTTTTTTGAAGAAACTGAGAATAAATATTGTGGTGTGATAAACAATGGTTGTTATGAATGGGTAACTAGAAGTATTAGTGGATTTGGTGATGAGTTGTTTGGTGGTAAAAGAATAAAACAATGGAACTACATAAATGGTGGATTTCAAATAGTTAACAAAAATCATAAAGATTTTTATAAAAAAGTAATTCAATACTACAACGATAATAGTAAAAAAATTATAGACACTATAGCTAAATTAGAAACTGCAACAGACCAAACAATCATTAACTATCTATTACATGAAAATAATATAGATGTAAAGTATTTACCTGATTGTTATAATTTAGTTGACTTATATAGAAAAAATTTAATATTTGTAGACAATGCGTTTTGGTTTGAAGACAAACTACACTTTGTAAATGCTGGTTGGGTTTATCATTTTAATGCTATACCACCAAATAATTTAAAAAGAGATGCAGCTTATTGGATGGAAAGAACTTATAAGGAACTTTATAGTGTGTAGTATATTAGTGACAGATAAAAAAATAGATAACTTTGATGAAGTTAATTATTTTTTAAAATTCAGAGGTCCTGATGATACCAATTTTATTTTAGATGAAGTTAACAATTTTTCATTCGTGCATAATTTATTGAGTATTACTGGAGACAAAACTAATCAACCTTTTGTTCAAGATGGAGTAGTTTGTTTATACAATGGTGAGATTTATAACTATAAAGAATTTGGTGATTACGATAGTGATGGTTGTTGTTTAGTAGATTTGTATAAAGAGTTTGGTGTTGAGTTTGTTAAAAAACTTGATGGTGAGTTTTCAATTTGTCTATTGGATTTTACAAATGATAAAATTATTATAGCAACCGACCCATTTAAAACCAAACCATTGTTTTATTCAAATACGAATAATAGTTTTGGTAGTTCTACTTATGAAACCCCACTCAAAAAAATTGGGCACGAGGTTATAAAAAAAGCTAAACCAAACACAGCTATGATTTTTAAAATGTCCACATCAGAATTGATAGAGGAGTTTACAATCGTTGAATGGGATTTAAATCAAACAAAAAATCATTTTGAGGATTGGAATAGAGCTTTTGAACTTTCGATAAGTAAAAGAGCTAAAGATACATCAAAGAAAGTTTTTATTGGATTAAGTTCTGGTTATGACAGTGGTGTTATATGTTGTGAGTTAATGAAACAAAAAATACCATTCAAGGCTTACACTGTTCACGGAACGACAGAAGATATGAGCGTCTTAAATGGAAGACATGAATTGTTTGATAATGATATATTTGAATTGGAACACTTGTATAAATCTGTTGAAATACGAGAACAACATAGAAAACTATTAAAAGAACATACAGAAAGATTTGCATGGACAATTAGAACCACTGCTAGTGATTATACTGAGTCTTTTGATTTAGCTGATGAAAGAGGTTCAGCTTGGATGTCGTTAATTTGTTCTAATTCTATTAAAGAGGATAGAAAGATTTATCTGTCAGGTGTTGGAGGGGATGAGATATTTTCAGATTATGGATTTAATGGTAGAAGACTTACGAAACATAGTAACTTTGGTGGATTATTTCCTGAAGATTTAACAACTATATTTCCCTGGCCAAGTTTCTATTATAGTTCAATGGAATCTTATATAGCTAAAGAGGAATATGTTACTGGAGTTTATGGGGTAGAGGGAAGATACCCATATTTAGATAAAAAAGTTGTTCAAGAGTTTTTATCTTTAAGTCACAATTTGAAAAATAGTCAATATAAATCAGTTTTAGATAATTACTTTATAGAAAATAATTATAAATTCAGTAGAGGAAAAAAGGTAGGATTTTAAATGAAAATAGCATTTTTTAGTGAGTCTGGTTTTGATGGAAAGATACCAAGAGACTTTGATAATATGAGAACAGAATATGCTTGGTATGTTGGTCTTGATGCTACACACCATCACATCGGTAGTTTATCCAATATGGAAGAGAATATGTATGATGTGGGGATAGTGATAATACCAAAAACAAAGATTGAAGATTTAATGCAATTTGATTTAATTAATCAAATGAAGAGAGTTTGTAAAAAGATAGGAACTATGCAAGAGGGTCCTCATTGGTATTTCCAAGATTATCCATTACATCAACAAATATGGTTTTTCAATACATTGGTGGAGATGGATTTCATATTTGCACATAATGAAATTGATGTGGATTATTACAAAGGATTAACAGGAAAAGAAAATGTATTTCAAAACAAATCATTAATGATTGAAGATAAAATAGAACCACACATTGTTAATCCTGATGCTAGAGATGGAGTAATCATTGGTGGTAACATGGTTAGATGGTATGGTGGTTTTGATTCTTACATTGTAGCTCAAGAGTTTGATGAAGATATATTTGCACCATCGATGGGTAGAAAGATAGAAAATGAGGAACAAATGGAAAACTTGACTCACTTACCATATATGAATTGGTTAAGTTGGGTTAACAATTTATCAAGATTTAAATATGGTGTTCATTTGATGACAACACATGCAGCTGGAACATTCGCATTGAATTGTGCTTATCACGGAATACCTTGTATTGGTTACAAAGGTTTAGATACTCAAGAACTTTGTTTTCCACATTTGAGTGTTGATATGGGTGATTTAGAAAAAGCAAAACAATTAGCAAGAAGACTTAAAACAGATAAATCATTTTATGATGATTGTAGTAAATTGTCAAAGAAAAGATATGAAGAATGTTTTAGTGAAAAAAGCTATATTAGTGATATGAATAAGATTTTAAAAAAATTAAATAAAGAAACACAGGAGTTATAGATTATGAAAATATTAGGATTTCAACCAGGACATGATGTGTCGTATTGTATATTAGATAATGGAGTTCCTACGATACACGAAGAGTTAGAAAGGTTTATCAGAGAAAAAGAACCTTTAGGTGATGGACTTGAGATGGCTTTTGAAAGATTACCTGAATCAGAATTAAATGATATGAAATATTTTGTCAATGGTTGTCCAAGAGCTAGAAAAACTTATCCAGATATACTCGCTAAAAAAGAACCTGAAAGAAAAATGAAGGAACTGATAGAAAAAAATGGTGGTAAATATTTTATAGTTGGACACCACCAATCTCACGCAGCTAATGCTTTTTTCTCAAGTAATTTTGATGAGGCTCTTGTGATTACAATTGATGGTAGTGGAACAGATAAAGTTAATTGGGAAGATGTAGAAAAAGAATATGGTGAGACAGAAACTTTTTCAACTGCATTTACATTTTGGAGAGGAAAAGGTTTAGACATTGAACCTATAAAAAGAATACCAATGGAAGAGTTAACAATCGGTTCACCGTGGAGAGTTTATACTGGTAAGTTATTTGGGTTATCATCAGGACATCCACATGGATTAGCAGCTGGAACGGTGATGGCTATGGCTGCACCAGGTAATCCTGAAAAGTATTGGAAAGATTTTTATGACGCATTTAAAGCGGGTGGTGGAGGTCCATCACCAGCGACACATAGAAATGTTGAAAAGTATAAACCAATTGTAGAGAGAAGTGAACAAGATGCTTTTGATGTTGCTGCTGGATTACAAAAAGCAACTGAGGTTATTTGTAGAGAAATTATGACACCAATCATTGAACAATATAATCCAAAACATATTTGTATGTCTGGTGGTGTTGTTTTAAATTCTGTGATGGTAGGAAAAATGTATGATTGGTTTCCCAATGTGGAACAGATTTATATTTGTCCCGTTCCTTATGATGGTGGTTTATCTATTGGTGGTGCACAATTTATCTATCATCAAGTATTTAGAAATCCGAGAGTTAAATGGAATGATAACTCTTCACCATATCTTGGAGGAACATATGATTCTGAAGAAATTATGGAGGTGTTGAGTGACAATGAAAATTTAAAATATCGATTTGTTGATGACTTAGATGTTATAGATTTGTTAACAAAAGAAAAAATAGTATCAGTATTTGGTGGTGGCTCAGAATCAGGTAGGAGAGCTCTTGGTAATAGAAGTATATTGTGTGACCCTACAAGTCCTGATATGAAAGACATTATAAATGAAAAAGTAAAACATAGACAATGGTTTAGACCATTCGCTCCATCTATTTTAAGAGAGGAAGTGAATAAATGGTTTGAATATGATGTTGATAGTCCTTATATGACTACGGTTTTAGAGTGGAAAGATGAAGTCAAAGACAAAGTTCCAGCAGTTGTTCATTTAAATGGAACTGCTAGATTACAAACCGTTACTGAAAATGATAATGAATGGTATTATAATTTTATTAAAAAGTTTGGTGATAAAACAGGTGTCCCTATTTTATTAAATACAAGTTTTAATGATAGAGAACCAATAGTAGAAACTCCTGAACACGCTGTAAATTGTTATATGGGAACTGATATAGACTATTTATATTTTTATAATTATGGTATTTTGGTAGAGAAAGTAAGTTGAGTAAAAAAATAATAAATATATCAGGAAGTTCAGGTGTTGGTAAGACAACAATAGCTAAAATGATTGTGTTTCTTTTATCAAATAAGAATACAGATGTTTTACATCTTAGTGGTGATGACTTACATAAGTGGGAGAGAGATGATGATAATTGGAAAAAGTTCACTCATCTAAATCCTAAAGCTAATAATCTTGACATAGGAAACATTCAACTTATGAATTTAGTCAGAGGTAGTAAAATTAAAAGAAATATTTATAATCACGACACTGGAAAGTTTGTCAGAGATGTAACTATAAAGCCAGCTGACATAATTGTAAATGAGGGATTACATACACTCTATGATTCTGATGTATGCGATGCATCTGATTTAAACATATTTGTAAACACAGATTCTGAACTTACCAAAGAATGGAAATTGAGTAGAGATATAGAGAGTAGAGGATATACCGAAGAACAAGTTTTGTCAATTATGAAAATGAGGGACAAGGATGATAAAAAATATATTCAACCACAAATTGAAAACGCTGATGTAATTGTAAACTTTAGTAAAAAACCATATGATTCGGTAGATATGAAAATATTTTCAAATGTTGAGGATTCAGATTTAATGGTTAAATTACAAAAATTTTATGATTTACATAAAGAATTTTTAATATCTTGTAGAAGTTTATCTTTTGAGTATGATTTGATACAAGGTGCTGGTGGTAATATGTCGTATAAATTTGATGATAAAATTGTGATAACATCTTCAGGTTATACTATGTCTGATGTTTCAATGTTAAATGGATATTCGGTTTGTAATATGGGTGGATTTCCTATTAATAATAATCAAAAGAAACCATCAATGGAAATTAATTTACACACCAAGATTAAACAACCAATAGTTTTACACACACATCCGATTTACTTAAACACCATTTTATGTTCACAAAATTCAAGGGAAATAATGAAAGTAGTTTTAAAAGACTATGATTATCTTTATATTCCATATACCTCACCTGGTGAAGATTTAGCTAGTGTATTTCCAAAAACTGATAAAGAAATAATATTGTTAGAAAATCATGGATTGATATGTTGTGGAAATAATTTTAAAAAGATCTTGGATATTAGTTTAAAAATCACTAAATTATGTAAAGATTGGTTAGTAAGAAATACAAAAACATTTACTAATTATTCTACAAAATTTAAAACAGATAATTGTGAACATTTTCTTTTTCCAGATGCTGTTGTGTTAACTGAAGAGAATAGTTCAATTAATGATTATATGTTACATATACAAAGAGAGGTTGGACTTAATCCAAGATGTTTAAGTCAAAAAGAGATTGTGAAACTTAGAAATATGGAAGAAGAAAAGTATAGAAGGAGTTTAGTTTGAGAGTATTAATACCGATGGCTGGTAGGGGTGATAGATTTGTTGATAAGGGTTATACGAATCCAAAACCACTAATTAAAGTAAATGGTAAAATGATTATTGAATACATATTAGATATGTTTGGTGAAACAGATGAAATAACTTTTATATGTAATGACGACCATTTAAATAATACTGATATGAAAAAAGTATTAAATAAATTGTCACCAAATTCAGATGTTGTGTCACTACCTAATCATAAGAAAGGTCCTATCTACACAGTGATGCCGTTTTTAGATATGGTTAAAGATGATGAGGAGGTTATTGTTTGTTATTGTGATAACCCATTGATATGGAATAAATATGATTTTTTTGACTATGTGAACAATAATGACTTAGATGGTTGTATATTGACACATACAGGTTTACATCCTCATACTTTAAATTCAACCAAGATGGCTTTTCTTAAAACAAATGGTATTTTGATGGAGGAGATAAAAGAAAAAGAGTGTTACACAGATAACCCAATGAGTGAACACGCTTCTACTGGTGTTTATTATTTTAAAAATGGTAAAGTGATGAAAGACTGTTTTAAAGAAACTATTGAAAAAGATTTAAATCACAATGGTGAATATTATGTGACTCTCGCATATAATTTATTAGTTGAGAAGGGTATGAGAGTTGGTTATTATGATACAGATTTTGTTACTGTATTTGGAACACCAGCAGAGGTTGAGAGTTTTGAAGCTTGGGTAACGATATTAAAATCAGGACAAGTTAAAAGTGAAAAAGATGTTATAGAGTGTTATAATTATTGGAGAAAATATCATGAAAATTCATAGTAAAAATAATGTAGGAAAACAAAAAGTTTTTGTTGATATTGATGAAACTATCTGTTTTTATGATGGTGATAGAATTTATGAAAATGCTATACCAAGTAAAGAAAATATAGATAAAATAAATAAATTATATGATGATGGTTGGGAAGTTACATATTACACCGCTAGAGGTTCTTTATCAGGTGATAATTATAAAAATTTAACAAGAATACAATTAAATAGTTGGGGTTGTAAATATGACTATTTAAGTGTTGGTGAAAAACCATTATATGATTTAATAATAGATGACAGAGCAAAAAGGATAGAAGAGTTATGATTTTAATATCTCATAGAGGAAACATTAATGGAGTCAATCTTGAAAGAGAAAATACTCAATCTTATATTCAAGAAGCTATTGATTTAGGTTATGATGTGGAGATTGACATTCGTTACATTGATGGAAAGTTTTGGTTAGGGCATGATTATGCTGATTATGAAGTTGAATTTGATTGGTTACAAAAGAGAAAAAATAATTTATGGATACATTGTAAGAATTTTGAAGCACTATCTGAATTGGTAACCACTAATTTAAGAGTTTTTTATCATCAAGAAGAAGATTATACTATAATAAGTGATAAACACATTTGGGCTCATATGACAAGAGTTGATGAGAATTGTATAATTCCATTAATAAACAAAAGTGACATTGAAAATTGGACACCAGAATTAGTTTATGGTGTTTGTTCAGATTATATAGGATTGTTGAGTGATTAATTTAATAACATTAGCAGGTAAAGGAAATAGATTTTCAAAAGAGGGTTATGATATACCAAAACCTTTGATTAAAGTTAATGGTGATTATATGATTCACGAAGCTGTAAAGTGTTTACCAACTGCAGATAAATATGTTTTTGTTTGTTTGAAAGAACACATTGATAAGTATGAGATAGATAATGTGTTGTTAAGTAAATATAAAAACTCTGAGATTGTTGTTATTGATGAAGTTACAGAAGGACAAGCTTGCACTGCAGAACTTGGTATTGATGGTTCTAATATTGACTTAAATGAACCACTATTAATTAGTTCTTGTGATTATGGTCTTGAATGGAGTGAACAAAAATACAAATCAATAGATGCGGATGTGATAGTTTGGACTACAATACATAATGATGCTTTTTCAAATAATCCAAGTTCATATAGTTGGTTAGAGGTTGAGGGTGATAAATTATTAAAAACATATGTTAAACAAAAAGTGTTTGATGACTCTTACAACAATCACGCAATAGTTGGAACTTTTTATTTTAAAAAAGCTAAGTATTTCATTGATGGTGTTAAAAAAATATATGAAAACAATATAAGAAGTAATGGTGAATTTTATATTGATAATATTTTCAATACACTAACGGATTTAAACATAAAGATATTTGATGTAGATAAATATCATTGTTGGGGAACACCAAAGGATTTGGATAATTATGAGAATTAAATATTGGGATGAATCAACCAAAGGAACTATTTACAGACTTTCAGATGAAAGAGATGTAAAGGTTGGTTATTTTAAGAATTGTGTTATTGAAGGTATTAGTAATCATTATCCACAACCATTAATCAAGACAGATGAAGAGTTACTTCTTCCCACTATTGAGAAATTTATGTCTCTCAACAGAGGAACTATTTATGAAGAAACTATGGAGTGGGATTGTAAAAATAAAATTGTAGAAAGAATAGAAAAACGACCTGTTTTTTATTTCGTATACAATTGTGCAAATTATTTTCATTGGATTTATGATACTATCCCTTATTTGTATACTTACTTTGAAGAGAGAAAAAAAATAAAAGATTTAAAAATATTAATAAATGTTCCTGATGGGGAGGATGATTTATATAGATTTGTTTATGAAACTTTAAGTTTGTTAGGTATAGAAAAAAATGATTTAATATTTCTAAACCCTAAAGTAAAATATGAAACTATGATAATTGGTTCTTCGTTGACTCACAACAGAATGTCTTTAGAGCCACCACATAGTTCTATGTTTTCATTAATAGATTCTATGATTGGTGATGATTCTATTAACGAAGAAAAAATATATGTCTCACGAAGAACTTGGACACAGAAAAAGTCAGATAACATTGGAACTGATTACACAAAAGAGAGAATGTGTGTTAATGAGGATGAAGTTGTTGAGTTATTTAAAAGTTATGGTTATAAGGAAGTTTTTTGTGAGAATTTTTCAATGAAAGAAAAGGTAGGATTATTTAGAAATGCAAAATATGTTGCGGGTTGTATTGGAGGTGGAATGTCAAATGTTTTATTTTGTAAACCAGACACTAAAGTTATTTCTATAAATAGTCCTGAATTTTTTACAATCAATGAACGATTAAAATATGCTATGTGTCACACAGACTTAATTATGATTGATGACACAAAGTTTGTCAATCGTAAAGAGGATGTAATTATAAATAAAAACGCTTTATCTGTTTCGGGTGGGATGAACTCGTCTTGGATAGTTGACATAAATAAATTAACTAAAAAAATAGAGGAGAAATTATGAGAGTAGCATTATGTCTATCTGGTCCTGTTGGATTTTTATATCACAACAAAAGAGCATATGCTTGGAATCAGGATGTAGACTATAGAATAGGACATGAACATTATAAGAAACATTTGTTTGATGTAAATGATAATGTTGATGTTTTTATATTTAGTTGGTCTGGTGGATACAAAGATGAAATTAATAAATTATATAAACCAAAAAAATCAAAATATGCTGAACAAATTGATTTTAAACCATTGATGAAACACGAGTCAACTAAAGATAAGTGGTGTCCAAGATTTAATCATAAAATAAGTAGATGGTATGGTTTTCAACAGGTTATAAATTTAAAATCAGAATATGAAGCTGAAAATAACTTTAAGTATGATTGGGTTATATCATCGAGATTTGATGAAGCATTTTTATCAGACTTAGTTTTAGAACACTATCCAAATGATGGGAGTATTTATTTTCCATTTAATGGTAATTTTATGCCAAATCGTCCAAGATGTTTAGAATATTTTTATTTTTCAAATTCTGAAGTGATGGATAAATACTCAACATTGTATGATAATTGGGAAGACTATGGTTTTTTCGACCATCACGATGAATCATATCATCACGCTGATAAGTTAGGATTACCTATAGTTATGATTGAGAGTTTTAAGGAAAGTGTTAATCATGACCTTGTTAGGGCTATTTATGATGATTGTCATTATATGGGAGATGAGTATCCTGGAATAGATAAGTTAACAAAATTAAATCAGTATCCAAGAGGTGATGCTCCAAAGGGTGGTAGATTTTAGATGTTACATATTTATACACTACATTTTAAAAATGATTATTGGGTTGATTTACAAGTGGAGTCATTTAAAAAACACATAAAAGTTCCATATAAAAGTTATGCTATTTTCTCACATATGAATCAAGAAATGTATGATAGAAATGAAAATAATTTTGATTACTTTGAAGTTCGTGAAGAGGGTAGACGACTTCACAAGGGTGGACACTATCATCCAACTGATGGTAATAGACACATTTTTCCAATAATTAAAGAAAACTTAAATGATGGTGATGTGGTTATTAGAATAGATTCAGATGCTTTTTTAATTGATGATATAACTGATGAGTTCATAGATAAAATTAATGATAAAAAGTTTATCGCTATGTATGAGCCAGAACATGAGTGGGACTTAAACTATAAAGCTCCACATCCAGCTTTTTATGCTTTTCGTAGTGAGTATCTTAATCAAGGATTGGATAAAGCTATGGGTGAAATGCATGAAGATGGTCAATCAAATTGGTGGGGATTGTTATTAGATTGGTTCACAGATAATAAGATAGATTGGTATCCTTTAAATAGGTCTAATAAAATTAATTTACATCAAATATATTTTGGAATATATGATGATTTAGTTTATCATCATTTCGCTGGTTCAAGGGATAAAATTACAAGAGTTGACAGAAAAAAAGCTGGACAGACTCAATTTGTTAAAATCCCAACAAAAAAAATGATAGAAAATCTTGAAAAAATAAAAGATGAAAATCATTTAATAGACACAGATGTTAGAAAACAATTATCAGAACAACCTGAAGTGTTTATAAAATACTTGAAAGGTGAGTATGAGGGGGAGTTTGAGTAGTGAGTAGAAATCCAAGAGTCTTGTTGTTATATCCACCAGAACAAAATTGGCCTGACACATTGTGTAAACCAAATGGTTCTTTAGCTTATCCGATGTTAGGTGGAGCTTTAAGGGATATGGGTATTGATGTGGAGGTGTATGACGCTTGTGTTGGTAATGATGATGATAACTATAAGGACTTTTTCTTTAATCCAACACCTCTCGATAGTGGATTGTTGAGAACAGGTGTTACTGATGACAGAATTTTAGAGGTTGTAAAAGATTTTGATTTTGTAGGAATAACATCCATATTCTCTCTACAAGAAACAATGGTATTACATTGTTGTAGATTAATAAAGAAACATTTTCCAGAAAAAATATTGTTCTCAGGTGGTGTAAATGCTAGAGCTAGATATGATGTTTTTTTAGATGCTGGATTTGATATAGTCTGCACTTCCGAGTCTGAAATTACAGTCCAAGAAATTATGAAAGTGTATATAAGTGGTGGTGATGATTGGAGTTCTGTTCCAAAGATACTATATAGAAAAGATGATAAAACTATTAACACATCTGGTTTAGGTGAAGTAATTTGGGATTTAGATAAGTTACCAATGCCTGCTTGGGATTTATTACCAAACGAAAGGTATTGGGAAATTGGAAGACCACATGGGGGACATTTTGGTGAGGATGAGGATTTAAAATATGTTTCAATGATGACATCTTTAGGTTGTCCGTTTGCTTGTTCTTATTGTCACATAGCACATGAGAAGAAAGGTTCACTGGCTGGTGAGATTGGTAAATTTAGAGTTAAGTCAGACGAAAGAGTTTTAGAAGAGTTGTTATACTTGAGAGATACAATAGGGGCTAAACAAGTTTTTATAGAAGATGATTCAATTTTTGGTAAAAAGAAAAGAGCTATCAGAATGTTAAAAAAGATAATAGGTCTTGGGATGGATATTCTTGATGTTAATGGTGTAAATGTAATTCATCTTACAAAAAAGACACCAGCTTCTAAGATGTGGTTACCTGATGTTGAAGTCATAGAGTTATTAGCTGAAGCTGGTTTTAGAGATATTGTTTTACCATTTGAATCTGCTAATCCAAGAATTATTCAGAAATGGTGTTCAAATAAATGGAGAGTAGATAATTTTGATGTTGAAGCATTAGTTAAAGAAATAAAAAGAGTTGGTATGAGAGCAGCTGCTAATTATATGATTGGATTTCCAGATGAAACAGAAGAGGAAATAAATCAAACGATTGAATTTGCTAAGAAAAATATGACTTATGGTTTAGACGCATCCAATTTCTTTTTAGTTATGCCCTTACCAGGAACACCAATGTTTGATGAAGTTATAGCAAATGGTCAACTACCAAAAGATTATAACATAGATAAAATGCAGTGGACAAGGGCAAACATGATAAATACTTCTGTTCCACCTGAAAGATTAGAAGAAATAAGACAAAAAGCGTGGGAAGATTGTAATTTAGCAGATTTTAAAGATAATAGAAAAAGTTGGGTTGTAGCTGATAAAAATACAGGTGAAATACACAAAGGTGGTTGTGAGAGTGTAAATGCAAATAACTTGTCATAAATGTGGTGAAAAGTTTGTGTGTGGAGTAAATAAAAATAAGTGTTGGTGTTTTGATTTACCTAAAGTGAAAATAAAAGAAAATAATGCTTGTTTATGTCAGAAATGTTTATTAAATTGTATAAATAATATTGAGGAAAATTCAAATGAATAAATTTAAATATGATACTAAAAAGTATGATTTTAAACCTTTATTTTGTGATTGGTTGAACACAGATGATTTAACTCAATTACACGAAGAAAAAGAATATCCTGTTTTGAGTAGAGAAGAGGATATGTATATGCATTGGAATCAAATTTACTATAAGAGATGGAGAGAGGATTCATCGATTAATAATTTATATTTAAAGTTTTTAGAAGAGGTTATAAAACCAAGATTTAATGAAGAAATAATATATCAAGAATTACCTGATATTAGAATACATTTACCAAATAATATAGCCGTTGGTGAGTTTCATAAAGATAAAACATACAGAAACGCGGAGTGGGCTGAAAAAGTAAATGAATTAAATTACTTCATACCATTAACTAAAGCTTATGGAACAAATACTTTATGGGCAGAAACTGAAGAGGATAAGGGAGATTATATTCCCTTTGAATCTGATTATGGTGAATGCACTGAGTGGTATGGAAGTCACTTAAAACATGGAAACAAAATTAATAAAACATCAATCACGAGAGTTAGTTTTGATTTTAGAGTTATACCTAAATCAAGATACATACCAAGTGAACATACATCAATTAATATGAAAATACCTTTCAAAATTGGTGGATTTTATGGAGGAATGTTATGAAAAAACCAAATTTAAAATCATCGATAAGCACTAACTATTTTTTAAAATCAGAATCTGTGACACAGATAATTCATTTTAAAGATGGAGTGAAAAGAACATTTTCAGGTATTTTACCTGATACATTAAAACAAGGACAATACACGAAGATGTCAACTGTTGATGGTAGAATGTTAATGGTTAATGATGATAATGTTTTGTGTATAGAGGTTTTTGCTGAGGGCGAAGAGTGAGAGTCTTAGTCACAGGAACGAGTAGTGGGTTAGGAAAATGGTTAAAGAAACAATTTTCTGATTGTGATGAATTTAAAAGAGGTGACAATCTTTTTGATTTTCCAGAAAAAGACTTTTCACCTTGTGGTGGGGCTTACTCTTATAAACCATACGATTTAATAATACATTGTGCTGCTGTCGTGAGTCATTGTGATTGGAGTAATGTAGAGGCAAACTTGTTTGAAGACAATGTTTTTTTGACAAGAGAACTAACAAAGATTCCACATAAGAAGTTTGTATTTATATCATCAATTGATGAAGCTAAAGATTCACCATATGGTGTCACCAAAAGAATTTCAGAGTTGATAGTAAGAAATTTGTGTGATGATTATTTAATATTAAGACCATCAGCTTTATTGGGTAAAGAGATGAAAAAGAATACTTTTCAAAAAATAGTTAGTGGAGAAGATATAGCCTTGACACCAAATACAATTATGAATTATATTTCATATGAAGATGTGTTAAATGCTATAAAGTCTGATATTAGTGGAACAAAAGTATTGAGGTCTAATGATGACATAAGTATAAAAGAGGTTGTTAATATTTTTGATAAGGATTTAAAATATGGTGATATTCATTATGAAGTAGAGTATGTCAAATCTGACATTGATACGGAAAAAACATCAAAAGATAATATTGTTTTATATAAGGAGAAATATGTTAAAGGATAAAATTTTAGATTTATTAGATAATGTTGATAGTAATGTTGAAGATAGATTGAATCATTTTTTAGAGTGTATAGATAATAAAAAAGGTATAGAAGATGTTTTAAGATGGTTACAAGATATAAAAGATAATTTACCAGCTACTGTGTCAGAGATAAACTTGAATGAGGTTAACGATGGTTGGGGATTAAATTCTGAAACAGGAACATTAGAACACAACACGGGTGGGTTTTTTAAAGTCATTGGTGTTAAAACTGAAACCAATATAAGAGAGTCAGGAAAGGGATGGAATCAACCAATGGTGGATCAGGGAACTGAAGCTAGTGTTGTTGGTTTGATAAAAAAGGATAATTTATATTTGGTAGAGGCTAAATTTGAACCAGGTAATTATGATAGAGTTTTACTATCACCTACACTTCAAGTTACATATGATAACTTAAATACATTACACAGTGGAAGAAAACCATTGTTTTCTGAGTATTTTGATGGGGTGGATAAAAAAGGTGATGTCAGATTTGAACATTGGTATCCAGAGGATGGCGGTAGATTTTATAAAAAAAGAGTAAAAAATATGTTAGTGGAAACCAATGATGAAATCAAAATACCTGATAACTTTATTTGGTTAAATATGTATCAGTTGAAAGAATTGTTAAAGTTAGATAATATAATGAATCCACATTTAAGAAGTATCATATCTTATTTATAGGAGTTAAGATGAAGAAGACACCATTAAAAATAAAAGAAATAGTTTTAATAGAGCCAAAGGTTTTTCATGATAATAGAGGTTATTTATTTGAAAGTTACACAGAAAAACATTGGAGTGGTGTAAATTTTGTTCAAGATAATGTGGCTTTTAATCATAAAAAAAATACTATAAGAGGTATGCATTATCAAGAAAAAAACTATCAAGCTAAACTTGTAAGTTGTGTTAGGGGTTCGATATTGGATGTGGTTGTTGATGTAAGGAAAGATTCTAAAACTTTTGGACAATGGGTTTCAGCTATTTTAAGTGATGAGAATCATCACCAATTATGGATACCAAGAGGGTTTGCACACGGATATAGAACATTGGAAGACAATACTATTGTAACATACAAAGCTGATGAGTTCTATGACCCAAGTGATTATAGGGGATTTATTTGGAACGATAAAGATGTTGACATAGATTGGGGAGTATCTGATAATGATGAAATTATATTATCAGAACAAGATAAAAAATTTGGAGAGTTTAATTGTGAATAAAATTCAATTAGAAGACATAGCTCATTGTTTTGGAAATACTTTTGAGACAATAAGAGATAAATACGATAGAATAGATGATATGGGTGTCAATCACGGAAGAGCTATTTATTATGATAGAGAATATGATGTGTATTACAAGATATTTCATAAAGACTACATTAGAAGAACTAATTTTGAAATGGCTATCAAGAAAAACTTTTTTGATGGATTAACACCAGCTTTACTTGGATTGATTGTTGATGGTGGTAGTGTAGTTGGTTATTATTCAAAGGGTGGAAAAGTATTATCTGATAATGAATTTGACACACATTTGATACCTGATGAATTTACAGAGAAGTTAGTGAGTAAAATGAAAGATACAAACTTATTTTTTTATGATTTTGTTCCATCAAACATAATTAGACTTGGTGATGGACAATTAAGTTTGATAGATTTAGAAAGTGTTTATGAAATAAGTGATTTATTTAATATTGGGAAACATAATGCGAAAATAAAACCTGATTCTTTATATGATGTGGTTTATAATGAATGGAGAAAACAAATGAAACCAATTAGTTTTATACAACCGAGTAGAAATAATTTAAAATATTTAAAATGGAGTTACAATTCAATTAGAAAGAATCTTGGATATATTCACGAGATATGTATGGCTGATGATTTCTCAGATGATGGAACTTGGGAATGGATGCAAGAGATTGCTGAGAAAGATAAGAATGTCAAGATTCACAGAAACGAAGGTCCAACAAGATTAGGACATACAATTCTATACGATACATTGATTAATGATTATGCTACCAATGATATTGTCATGATATATCATGCTGATATGTATGCTTTACCAGGTCTTGATGAAGAGATAAATAAACATATCAAGAAAGGTGTTGTGGTTAGTGGAACAAGAATAGAACCACCACTACATCCAGATGGTCCTGAAAAGATACTTAAAGATTATGGAATTGAACCTGAAGAGTTTAATGAACAAGAATTATTGAGAAATTATGAATCATTTAAAAAAGATACAACCACAGAAGGTATATTTGCGCCGTGGGCTATAATGAAAGAGGACTTCCAAAGTATTGGTGGACATGACCCATTGTATGCTCCACAATCAAAAGAAGATTCAGATATATTTAATAGATTTCTTTTGAATGGATATAAGTTTGTTCAAACTTGGAAAGGGTTTGTTTATCATATGACTTGTAGAGGTTCAAGGTTTGCTGATGGCGCTCAAAGAAATCCAGATGGACAAGTGTTTATGAAAGGTAGAGAGACTGATGAGTGGTTAAAACAGAATCACAAATCTACTCGTAACTTTATTCGTAAGTGGGGACATTTTGTAAAGCATGACGCTCTTTTAAAACCAATCGTTCCACCGAAGTATGATGTTGGGTTCGTTATAACTAGTTGTAGAGATGATGTTTTGTATGAATTAGAACCCTGGTGTTCAAACATTTATGTTGATAGTCAAATAGCTAATGCATATATTGAATCAGAACAATCAGAAACAGATTTTGATTTAAAAGATAGAGTTCAAACTTTATTTGATAAAGGTAGTAATGACATAACTGTTGAATTTGATGCGAATAATTTTAACCAAGATAGTTTTAATATAATAACAAGTTTATCAGAAATATTGGCTAATGATGATTTAGAGGTAGGTGAGTTTGAATTAGGTATATTTAAAGTAACGATTAATAAATTAAAAACATATGAAGAGGATTTAATCAAATGCGAATCTTAGTAACAGGTGGATGTGGTTTTATAGGTAGTAATTTTGTGAAGCATATGGTTAAGAGTTACTCTAACTATGAGATTACAAATTATGACAAACTAACTTATGCTGGTGACAGAAAAAATGTATCAGAGTGTGAATATTTTAATAACTATCATTTTGTAAAAGGTGATATTTGTGACTACGATAAACTTAAAGAAACCATTAAAAGTTTAAAGATAGATACGATAATTAATTTTGCAGCTGAATCGCATGTAGATAACAGTATAGAAAATTCTGATGAGTTTATCAACACAAATATAAATGGAACTCACACTTTATTAAAATTAATGCATGAATTTCCCATAAAGAAATTTATACAAATATCAACTGATGAAGTATACGGAACATTGACAGAAGATGATTTAGCATTTACAGAAAATTCACCACTTAAACCAAATAGTCCATATGCGGCTAGTAAGACTGCAGCTGATTTATTATGTAGAAGTTTTTATGAAACATATCAATATCCAATAACGATTACAAGATGTTCTAATAACTATGGTTCAAATCAACATAAAGAAAAACTAATACCTAAATTAATATATAATATCAAAGAGGGTAAAAAAGTTCCAATTTATGGTGATGGTAAAAATATTAGAGATTGGGTACATGTTCAAGACCATTGTGAAGCTATTGATGTAGTTTTACATAAGGGTGAAGATGGTGAAGTTTATAATATTGGTGGTGAGTGTGAGATGAGGAATATTTCAATTGTAGACCATTTGTTACTAAACTTTGAACAATCATATGATTTAGTTGAATATGTGGAGGATAGAAAAGGACACGATTGGAGATACGCGATGGACATAACAAAGATAAGACAGAGACTTGGTTGGAGTCCAAGAATTACTTTTGAAAAAGGTATGAGTGACTTAATGCATGAAGCGATGGGGTGGAGAGAATGAAATATTTAGTTACAGGTGGTGCAGGATTTATTGGAACGAATTTAATTAAAAGATTATTGAAAGATGGGCATGAGGTTGTTTCACTTGACAATTATACAACAGGTGATAGAAAAAATCAATTAGTAGATTGCACATATATCACACTTGATATTACAGAAAGTTTTACTGATTGGGTAGAGAAATTTGATGTAATATTTCATTTAGCTGCATTACCGAGAGTTGGTCCATCTTTTACAAATCCAAAAGAGGTTTGTGATGTAAATGTTAGTGGCACACAAAATGTTTTAGAATATGCTAAAAAACATAACACTCCTGTAATTTACGCTGGTTCAAGTTCATTTTGGGGTGGAGTATATAAAAATCCATATACATTCAGTAAATGGCAGGGTGAAGAATTGTGTAAAATGTATGAGATGATATATGGATTAAATGTAACCATATGTAGATTTTATAATGTATATGGTGATTTTATGTCAACAGAGGGTGAATACAAACTAGCATTATCAATATTTTTAGAACAATATGAAAATGGTGAACCATTAACAATTACAGGTGATGGTGAACAGAGACGAGACTTCACACATGTAAATGATATAGTTGATGCTATGGTTAAAGTGGTTCAATTAAATAAATGGGGTAGTATCTATGAATTAGGTAGAGGTAAGAATCATTCCATAAATGAAGTTGTTGATATGTTTGGTAGTGAAAAAACTTATATACCTGAAATAGAAGGAGAGGTTAGAGAGACATTGTGTAGGTCTGAGTTAGCTAGAAAAAAACTAAAATGGAATCCAAAAATTAATTTAGAGGATTGGATTAAGGAGAAGTTATGAACATAGGAATAGTAGGACAAGGTTATGTGGGAACTGCAGTTAAAGAAGTGTTTAGTAAACATTATGATGTGGACACATATGATTTAGATAAAGATAAATGTAGTGTTGATTATTTAGAGGACTTGGTTGAATTAACAAATATCATATTCGTGTGTGTTCCAACACCAATGAAAAAGGATGGTAGTTGTGATACAAGTATAGTTGAGGCTATAGTTAAAGATATAAATGATATGGTTGTAAGTAGGAATGTATCAGGTAGAATAGTTGCAATTAAATCTACGATACCACCTGGCACAACAAATAGATTAAATAAAGAATGTAAAAACATATCAGTAATATTTAATCCAGAGTTTTTAACAGAGGCTAATTTCATAGAAGACTTTAGAAATCAGAGTAGAATCATAATTGGTGGTGAAAGACCATCAACAACAAAGTTAAGACAAGTGTATTCATTAGCGTTTCCTAATGCGAAAATAGTCAAGACAGGTTCTATAACTGCTGAGATGGTTAAGTATTTTACAAATACATTCTTGGCTACAAAAGTATCTTTTGCAAATGAGATGAAAATGATATGTGATGGTTTAAATATTGATTATGATAAGGTTGTAGAATATTCCACCTATGATGAACGATTAGGTAAATCACATTGGGCAGTTCCAGGTCCTGATGGTAAATTAGGTTTTGGTGGTAGTTGTTTTCCAAAAGATATTAATGCACTGATAAAGGTGGCTGAAGAATTGGATATATTTACAAGTGTATTAAATTCTGCATGGGATACTAATTTAGAAGTAAGACCAGAAGAAGATTGGAAAGAATTAAAAGGTAGAGCTGTTGTTGATGAATAAAAAGCTTGACTTATATAGGAAATTATCCTTATATTATTACTATATAATATAATAAAAAGGATAAAAAAAATGATGAAAAATGTAATTAAATATATATTTATATATATCACAATGATGTTAACAATTGGTTGTGAAAGTAATGTATTTGGATTAGATGGTAATCAATGTTCAAATTGTTCTTTGGAATTAGAAGCACCAAACTTACCAATGGATGAAAATGGTATTTATCATTTAGATTACATTGATGGTGATTTACAGACATTTACTCAATTGAGAGCATATGTTGGTTATGGTATGGAATACTTGGGGTGGCAGTCAGATACAGAATATTGTGTTCAAATGTGGAATCATACGGAGTGTAATGATGTAGTGAATCCAGCTAGTTATTCAGGTAGTGATGGTTATGCTACACAAATTATGGGTGTTCATCAAGAACACATTGGAGATACAATAACTGTTCATTGTGGTTATTATGATGATTATGGAAATCAGTATTTAAATAGTATAAGGATAATAATAGATGATTAATAAATTAGGAAGTTATATAACAAAATTAATGACAATTGTTCTTGATAAAGAACAAGAACAATTTGTTAAGGATTTAGCATTAAGAGAGATAGAAAAACTTAATGTTGATGTAAACGACTTTATCAGAAAAAATAAAGAAGATGTTTTTGATAGAGCTAAAAAAGAAAAACAAGAAAAAGATAAACAACTACTACAGGAGGACAAAAATGTCAAAGATAAGTAGAGAGGGTTATGAACAAATAAAAGTAATCAAAAACGCATTGGATTCAATGTATGATAAACTTGATACACAAGTTTTTACCAAAGAGGGTAAAAATTATAAGTCAACTAACTTGTTCAATAGTGTAAAAGATGAGTTTGAAGCTATAGCAGGTATAGTTGAACAAAGTGGAACTTGGGAGGAAGCGTAATGCCAGTTAATAATCCAACAGGTGATTACTTTAACCCACCAAGTAATTTGAGTCAAGACTTTGAAGAATATTTATTTGAAGATTTAGAGGTTGATGAATTATTTTGGCAAACTAATAAACCAAAGGAAGAACAAATCCCTTGGCGTAAAACAAGTTTGACAGAGGGAACAAATCTGAAAACTCAAAAAACTTATAGTTTTCAAAGAAAAACAAAAGTATTTCAGAAAATATAATGAGTGCAAATCGTCCTTTAAACATTCCTGGTAGAAGAAAAGTAATAACCAAGAATATGATTTTAGAGGCTCAGAAACATACGAAGTCCAATATGGCTGCGGCTAAATGGATGAATGTATGTTACACCACTTATAGGAAATGGGCCAAGTATTATAAAGTATTCGACCAACATTTGAATCAAACAGGTGTGGGTATTCAAAAAGGTTGGGTAAGTAGAACAACAAATGTTGAAGATATAATACTTGGTAAGAGAAAAGTTCCAAGAAAGTGGAATCAATCAACAGTCAAAGGTGAATTGATTAAGAAAGGCTATTGGTTGGAAGAGTGTCATAATTGTGGTTATAATGAAACTAATTTAGCTACTAATGAGGTTTGTTTAGGGGTAGATTTCAAAGATGGTGATAGTAAAAATTGGTTGGATGGTAACATTAGATTATTGTGTGCGAATTGTTATTACTCGTTTAATGGTTACTTTCCAAGTGCTAAGAAATTTTGTAAATAGGAGATAGTTATAGATGAAAGATGTAAGAGGTTCAAAGTTAAGTGTCGGTGAAAGAGTTTGTATTCAACAAGATATACCAACAATTGATGGTATGTTGTATGAAAATACCATTGTTAAAGTTGATAGTCTTGAAGAAAGTAAATTAAGAGTTCAAGACAGAAGTGGAAAACTTTGGTGGGTTCAATATAGTCAAGTGAGTGCGAGTTTTTTATAATGGGATATGATATGGAAATGGAAGATTTTCACGAAGATAGAGAGTTTGACGAAAAAGAACTCGAAAGATTAAAAAAAGAAATTTTAGAAGAAGCTAAAAAGGTTGTGGAAAACTATGTTGATAACCCAAGTGACATATCAGGTAGTGTGGTTAACATACATGAAAATAGTCCATTCTTAGAAGAAGATGATAAGGGTGAACCAATGTTTAGTGGTAGTCGTTGGACTAAAATAATAAAGAGTAAATAATGTTAATAAGAGAATTTATATCAGAAACAAATAAAAATAAAATGATTTCAGATTTGTTGAAACACTACAAAGTTGGTAGTGTTAAGGTAAAACAGAAATCAATGAAAGACCACGCACATTACAATGTTGATACAGGTACATTGGAATTATCTACACGATATAAAACCATTAAAAACAGGCAGTTAGAAGAGTTCTTGATTACAATCATACACGAGATTTATCACGCTATGGATGCTAAGAAATATGGTTGGAAAAAGTTCAAAGAAATGTATGAATATGAAATGAATTTACAGATAGCTAAAGGTAAACATCAGTATAAAGACAATAAGTATGAAATAAATGCAGAAAACTTTGGACAAAAGAATTGGTCTAAATGGAAAAGAAAATTTAAAAAAGAGGGTTTAATATAATGTATGAATTAGTATTAAGAGATGAAGTAGTGGATAGAGCGCCATTGGCTAACTTAGAACAAGCTAAAGTATTCTTTATGAAAAGAAAACAAATGACTGAATCACAATTTGATTCAATAGGTTATTCTGTTAGATTGTCACCACCACAAGAAAGAAAATAATTAATGGGGCTGTAACTCAGTTGGGAGAGTGCTTCCCTTGCACGGAAGAAGTCGTAGGTTCGAATCCTATCAGCTCCACAATCCAAATGTAACAATTCTGTTACAAACTGTTACAATTTACCTGTTGTAACCTAGCCATATTCTTCGTATATTATAGTATGATAAGAAATGATAATAAAGGAGAAAAGGTTATGAGTTTTATTGATTTAAATAGTGTAGGTTCAACACTTACAGAAGATTTATTAGTATTCCCACAAAATATAGTAGAAGCACCAACAACAGCGAGTGAAGCTGATGAATTGATGGGTGTTCACATTTATGATTTAGATAATGAATGGTATTGTAATTTAAGTTCAGATGATTTAAAATCTTTCTTTAATTTCATAGTTGAGGTTAATGAAGATAATATGGTTATGTCTGTTTTTAACCAATGGAAGACTCAAATATGGGGTTCTTGGGAAGAATATAATAATTGTTATATGAATTTGGAGGTTGCATAATGAGTTGTGATAAATGTAAAAAACATAGTTCAACAATAACATATAAAAATAAAAATTATTGCACTTGGTATTGTGCAAAGAAAGGGTAATTATGAGTTTTTTATATAAATGGAATGTATCAAATGGAGATGATGTTCAAGTAGAGTATTGTTGGTCATCTGTTGATTATTGTGTTAAGATAGTAGAGATGAGAGTTAATGGTAAATTTCATCGTGAAACTTGGATGTCACAAAAAGGCAGAGATGAATTAAATAAACTCTTACTTGATGATTACATGAGTAAGAAAAAAGTAGCATAGTTGTTACATACTGTTACAATTTATTTGTTGTTTATTTGCAATATATTGACTAACTTATAGTATGATTAGAAATGATAATAAAGGAGATTTTATGAATGACATCACTCAAGGTTACCAACCACTACCAAAAGACGAATTAGGTTTTGATGTAACAATTCACGAAGAAGCTAATGAAGATTGTATCGCTTGTTGGGGTGATGGTGAGGTTCAATGTTGTGCTGGTGAACATTATTATACAGACACTTGTTATTGTGTCTTGATTAAGTATTGGAAAAAAATTGGTAATAAATTTATGGTTGATGGTATGGAAAAACTATTGGCTAATGTAATTAGATTAAAAACACTTTAAAGGAGATTTAAATATGATAAATAATAACGAATATATTTACGGAGTTCATTGTGGAGATTCAAATTGTTACGCTTGTGCAACACAACGACACAATTGTGATGAGTTGGATAATTTAGATGCTAAAATGGATGACGCTATTGAAGAGTCAGATGCTGTGGCTCAATATGAGGGTGGTAATGTTGATATAGATTGGGGTTCAATGTAATGGCTATATTAAAGAAAGATAAATTTAGAAAACGAGTTATTGACTTAAATGGTCCTGAAGGTAATGCATTTTGTCTATTAGGAACAGCTATGAGTTTATGTAAACAAATAGGTATAAGTTCTGAAAGAACAGAAGAAATAGTTGATGAACTGAAATCATCTGATTACGAACACCTTATACTTACATTTGATAAATATTTTGGTAAATTGGTAGATTTAGAAAGATGATGACAGAGGGTGATTTAAAATGGATAAAGAATTGGCAACCACAACAAATTGGAAATAATATGAATAGATTTTACAAGAAACCTAAACCAGAGACTATGAAGAGGAATAGAGAAACCTATGCAGAACTCTATAAAGAAGAAATCAAATGGTTTAAGGATAATTTACAGACATTGACAGAAACTAAAAACAATTTTATGATTGAGATGTATACAATATTAATTACTGGTGGTAGGAAGATTACACCTAAGATGTCGGATGCTATCAAGAATGGTATCAAGAGATGTAACAACAATCCAAGATTTAATGATGTCGTGAGACTTGAACAAGAAACCAAACTAAAACCTATATTAGAGAAAATTGCTATGGTTGAGAGATTAGCTGAAGCTAAAGGTGATAAGGCTTTGGAGTTTGTACAAAGTGTAAAGAATTATGTTCAGACAAATTACAGAGTATCCAAGAAACAAATGCAAGGTTTGAACAAAGTATATAAAAGATGTAGTGAAGATTTATTTAAAGGAGATGAAAATGACTAAACAAGAGATATTAGATAGAGTACAAAATGTATTAAATCAAGGTGTTGATACAGAATCACAAGATTTAGATTTACTACGGCACGATTTAGAGAATGATATAATTCAAGGTAAATCAATTAGGAATGAAATAGAAGAACGAATGATAAGAAGAATAAAATTTAATCAGGAGTGTGGATAAGATGACAAAACAAGAACTATTAGATAGATTAGAAAGAATCAGAGATGGTATATTAGACGCGAGTGATAGACATATGATTGAGGGTATGTGTGAAGATATAACAACTTTAATGTGGGAAGTTAATACTCAAGGAATCAAGATAGAGGTAAATTAATGAAGGGGACTAGATTGAAAGATGTATTAGACAATAAAGTATTTAATAAAGATAAGTGGAATGTAATATTCGGTAAATTAAAAAAACTTGGAACAGCAATAGAGATGTATTATGGTCCAAGTATGAATATTGATAATGTGGATTACAGATGGGTTAATGATAGAATTGAATACTATGAATCAGAGAAAAGATTGTTAACCAAAGATGAAATGCAAACGGCTAACGATATGTGGAATAAATATGGGACGAAATCGTAAGAAAAAGAAAAAGACTTTACAACAGATAAAAGACTATCTGAATGACCAATCTATTAGGATAAAACAAATCAGTAGAGAGGTGTTTATGGATGCTGATACTACGACTCGTGTTCATAAAGATAAGAGGAAGTATAGTAGAAAAATTAAACATAAAAAGAGGTTAGATAAAGATGGATAAAAATCAATACAAAGAATTAGTGGCTGAATATATGAGAAGAGAATCAAAGTTAAAAGAAGAGAACACTAAGTTACGAATAGCACTGTGTAACCTGAGAGATAACTTTTTAGATATAGGTGGAGATGTAAATCAATTAGAGTTATTCGATAAAAATGATGTTAGTCAGTTAAAAATTTTCGAGGATTAAAAAAGTGGTAAGGAAAATTTTTGTGGTAATGAATATATATAGAGTTGTTACATATTGTTACAATATAAATGTAGGATGTTAGCCATTTTATCCTTAATTTATAATATGATTAAAAGGGAGTATATTTAATGGAAACAATAGTTCAAGAAATAGCCAATGTAGGATTCACTTTATTGGTATTCATAGTAGCGTTGATTATAGTTAATAAATTTAAAGGAGATATGAATGATTAATGGAATAAAACCTCAAATGACAACAACCACCAAGTTACGAATAAAACCGACTTCATTCGATGAGGCTATGGTGGTGTTTTGTAATAAATTAGAAGAGAATTGTAAGCCTTATGTAGATTCATTTAATCACATGGATTCGGTTACATTTCGTCCAGATGGTGGTGTGAAGTATATCAAGGTTAAATCATTTCAAGTAAATATTGAAATGAATCACGAGACGGGTGTGAAAACATTAGTTGGTGGTGAAAGAGGTTCAATTCATTGTTTTGTAGAAAAATCGACGGGAGATATATTTAAACCTGCCGGTTGGAAGACACCTTATACAAAGGGTAACAACGCAGTAAGGGGAAACATATATGATGCGTCTTCTTTCGAAAAAACTGACTTGCATGGTGGGTGGTTGTATGCTAGATAAATTAATGATTAAGTTATTGGTTAAATGGGAATATTGGAAATTCTATGTGAGGAATCCAATGAAGTGGTGGGTTATGTATAGGATTAAATATTTTAATTGGTTAAATAGGAGTAATGATAATGGATAATATGTTGTTAGGAGTGTTAACATTAATAGGTGGATTGTTCGGTATGATGCTTTCATTTTATATCGCTCTCTGCTTTATTCAATGGGTTTCAGAGGTAATTGATGAGAAGCGTTGGTATGTATGGAAGGAGTGGTTTACATATGATAATTAATATATTGGTAGGAATTATGTTATGTAGTTTAATGGCTGGTGTTATTTATGCATTGTATATGGCCATATGGGGGGTGTATGAAGAGAATTAATTGGGCATGGATAGTGATAATATTAGGAACAATTGGTGTATGGTATAGTGTGTTTCAAAATGGTTTCTTTACCACTGTAATAGGATTAATAATAGGTAGTTCAATAGCTGGAATAATAATTAAATTAAGAGAGGATACAAGAGTATGACAATACAAGATATAATGAATCAAATCAAAGCAATAAAAGGTGACTTCGTGAATGGGCTTTTAACCTCTGAAGAGATGATAGAACATTTAGAGGATTTAATCCACGATACGGAAGGTAATGACGCTTATCAAGGGTTTGGGACTACGATGGAGGACGATGGGTTTTACGACACGCCTGACTTCACTCAATTGGTAATCGACTAATGGATTATCAAGGGAAAACTAAGGAACAAGTAGAGTTCAGCGAGATGATGGTTGGACTCTCAATACTTGGATTTCTCTTACTAATCATCGGATGTTCTACTTACTACATAATAAGTTCACTACTACATTATATAATGGTGTAGAGTGGTGTGTGGTGGGGAGAAATGGTGTAAACACCATAATATCTGGTAGTTTTTTGATATAAATCTTTATATACTACATACGAAAATATATAGTAGCCATACATATCAAGCTTTTATTTTTTTCGTGGGAAAAAGACACTAATTGTTACATATTGTTACATAATTACCCTTGTATATTAGCGCTTTTATTCGTAAATTGTAGTATGATTGGGGGATATGAACCCAAAGTTTTTTAAAATAAATGAAAAAAAAGCTTGACTTATATGGCATTTTATTCGTATATTGTAGTATAAGATTTTTGAAATAAAGGTTTTGCGGAGTAAGAATCAAGAGAGATTCGCTGGATTTCCAATTCAGAGGGTTAGGGGCAGTTCCTAAACTCCGCTCTAAGAGAAGAACGCTCATACTTGGGATGTAGTAATACAACCTCAGTCCCTCAGCGTTCTCTCCTCACAATTATGTTCTTTAGTCATTACAGCACATTACTAAAATAATGATAACAAAATAAATCAAAACAATCGACTACCGCAAGGCTGAACATATAAATGGTTATATACAAGGTGGTCCTTATAGGAGAATCCTTGTCTGGGCTCATCGTTTAACTCCTTTCCGATGGGCCCTTTTTTTTGTTACAAACTGTTACAATTAAAAACTTGATTATTAGCCATATATGTTGTAATTTATAGTATAATGAAAAGGAAACAAAAAGGAGATTTTATGAGTAAAACAATTCAAACGCCCGACGCTGTTGTTCGATGTGAATGGTCTGGTAATAGGGCAAATGCGTGGGATACAGACGGTAATAAGAGAACCTCTGAGATAACAGTCGGCGCTAGACAAAAAGCGGCTGATGGTAATTATCTATTAGGTAGGTTCACTAATAAGGCCGGTAAAACTTATTGGAAAAGATGGGATGGTGAAATATCGTCTCCTGTCCACGATACCCCTTCAGTTGATGTTCCTACTGACCACGCTGAAGTTCTTAATTTTATACACACTTCTTACTCTTTAAAACCACGAAATCTAATGATGTCAGAACTTAAATGGAAGTATCTGGTTAGAAGTGGTGTCAGAGGTAAGAATATTATGATGACAGGCCCTGCTGGTTGTGGTAAGACTATGGCAGCAAAATCGTTGGTTAATTCTTTAGATAGGCCTGATTACTACTTTAACTTAGGTGCGACACAAGATCCTCGTTCTACTCTAATAGGTAATACTCACTTCGATTCTAAGAAGGGAACTTACTTCGCTGAGTCACACTTCGTTAAAGCTATTCAAACACCAAATGCGGTTATATTATTAGATGAGTTATCAAGGGCTCACCCTGATGCTTGGAACATCTTAATGACTGTATTGGATTATGGACAAAGATATTTAAGGTTGGATGAATCGACTGGTTCAGACACTATTAAGGTTGCAGAGGGTGTTACCTTCGTAGCGACTGCAAACATCGGTAATGAGTATACTTCTACTCGTGTAATGGACAAGGCATTGATGGATAGGTTCACTATCGTTGAAATGGATGTCCTTACAGAGGAAGATGAGGCTACTCTATTGAACTATATGTTCCCTTCGGTGGATTCAGTATTATTAGGTAATGTGGCTAAGATAGCTACTCTAACCAGAACAGAGTCTAATAGTGAGACAGCGAGAATAACAAGTGGTATTTCTACAAGAACCACGGTTGAGTTGTGTGGGTTGTTATTCGATGGGTTCTCATTAGAAGAGAGTGCTGAAGTAAGTATCTACCCTCAGTATGACAACACAGGCGGTGTTGATAGTGAGAGAACCTTCGTGAAACAGATTGTTCAGAAGTTCTGTGACGATGGCTCTTCAGATGACTTGTTCAATGAGGAAGAGATGGCTGAGGCTACTGAGGACACAAATTCATAGGTAGGTAGTGTAGGGTGGCTCGTTTACTCCTTTTCTCGGGCCACCCCTTTTTGACAACTTGAAAAGGTTTTTCGGAAAAAGGCTTTTATGTTAAATCGTCGCCTTATCGATAAGCATCTCGAACCTGGTTTTTTCAATACCAGATTAATAATACACTTCGTGTATCTACTGACTACACTTAGTATAAAGAAAAGGCTTGACTTATATGCATATTATGTATTATATTACAATAGGAGAATTTAAATATGATTAATGGAATTAAACCTAAAACATTACAATGTTCAAGATGTAGTGATGAGATGCCTTCTCAAAGATTAGATATGGGATACACTATATGTATTAAGTGTTCTACTGAAGAGAAAGTTAGTTGTCATACCATATACCCACATAAGACAGGTGGTTATATTCAAGTTGTATCTAAAGAACAAAGTCAAAGATTAAATAGATTGGATAGAAGAGGTAGTTCTCAAAAGACAGCTAAGAACTATAAACCCTTTACCATTCAACCTACTGATGAACCTAAACAATATAACCATCGTAAGTGCACTAAGACTTATACCACTTATGAAACTGCTTTACAAATGGTTAATCAATATTATGATGAATGGGGTTATAAACCTACATTGAAATATTTAAGAAAACTAAACAGCTCAGGTGATATACCTTTAATGACACGAGTTAAGATTCAAGACATTATTACTGATAGGTATTTAGAACCTTCACCAAGAGCATTAACACGACACTTTAACAATAGGAGAAAATAATATGATGGGTGCAAATTACGGAAGACGAAAAGAAGATACTAATGGAATATCTATGTTACCACAATGGATGGATAAATTTATGAATGTATGTAAATACTTTCTATACATCGTTCCATTCTTATGTTGTAGTATAGCTATGTTATTAGAAGGAACATTAACAAGTCATAGTTATGTATTAACAGCAGTATGGTGTTTATCATTACTAAAATTAATTGACTTAGTAGAAAAATAATGCTTGACTTTAATATAAATTTATTCTTATATTATGTTATCGAAACGATTTTTAATTAGACAAAAACAATGTTGTGGAAGGGGATGCTTAATGTGTCCCTATTCACCTAAACACACAGAAGGGAGTTATAAGGTTATGAATAGAATGGGATACGCTTGTATCAATATGCAACTATCTTCACAAAAACCGAAGATATATACTGGTAGAAGTATGATTAAAAGAACCTTTAAAGATAAAGGTATTAAGTATGCATCTGAACTTGGTTTACAAAACACCAAAGATTTATTTGAGATTATCAAATGGAATAAAGAGAATGGATTTGATTTCTTTCGTATCACATCTAATTTATTCCCGTGGAGTTCAGAATACAAATTAGAAGATATGCCCGACCATTGGGAGATTGCTGGTATATTGGGTGAGATTGGTAAATATGTAGATGAACATAAAATGAGACTTACATCACATCCAGGCCCTTTCAATGTATTGACATCACCACACGAACATGTGGTTGAAAATTGTATCAAGGACTTATCCATACACGGAGAGGTATTTGATATGATGGGATTATCAAGAACACCATACAACAAAATCAATATACATATTGGTGGTGCTTATGGTGATAAGGTTTCAGCTATGGAAAGATTCTGTGAGAACTTCCATCGATTACCTAATAGTGTTAAATCAAGATTGACTGTTGAGAATGATGACAAGGCTACAATGTATTCAGTTAAGGATTTATATGAAGGTGTGTATTGTAAGATAGGGATTCCTATCGTATTTGATTACCACCATCATAGATTCTGCACAGGTGGATTATCAGAAGAAGACGCATTAGAGGTTGCTGTATCTACTTGGGGTGATGTTGTGCCTGTTGTTCATTATTCAGAATCAAGAAACATCGAACAAGAAGATGATAAGATTCGTCCACAGGCTCATTCAGATTATGTGTATGATTACATTGATACCTATGGTAATGAGGTTGACATTATGGTGGAGGCTAAAGCTAAAGAACTCGCAGTATTGAAATACAAAGAAATACACGAGGTAGTTTAATGCCGTTATCAAGATGGAGTAGAAGACACAAACGAACCTTTGGTAAAAAGAAACAAGATGAGTCAAAGGTATTTTTAGAAGAACATAGAATACCACCTAAACCTACAGCTTATTATACTGAAGATAAAGGTAAGTGTAGATATTGTGGACATTGGATTTATACTGAACGAGGTGAATTGAATACAAGAAAGTCTTGGCACTCACGATGTGCTGATGAGTATATGTTTATCTATCATTCAGGTGAAACACGAAAGTATATTTGGAAAAGAGATAATGGTGAATGTGCTCATTGTCACGAATTGTTTCCTTGGCGTTCTCGTAGAAATTCAGAGAAGTGGGATGTCGACCACATCAGGCCATTATGGGAACAAAAGGGTAAAACCTTTGATGAGATTGATTTAACATATTGGGAAGAAGAGAATTTACAAACCTTATGTTATAGTTGTCATAAGAAGAAGTCAGCAGATGAAGCTGCTCGTAGAGCTAAATTAAATAAGGAGAAAAAGTAATGAAACAAATATTGAAACATAAAATAAACTACAAGCAAGTATCTAAAGGATTAGGTATATCAGAAGACTTAGTAGTTAAGTTTTTTAATGATGGTCGTATAATAGGTAGACTTGGTGAGTTTATATTAGAAGATAAAGATGTAGGTAAGAGAAGTGATAATGAAGGAACATCTTATGACAATGTAACTGATGATAATAAACATTTAGAAGTTAGGTCTATAACTAATAGATTATCTTTTGCACCATCAAAAGAAACTGGTTATGGTAGAACAGTAACAGAAGAGGGTTTTAATGAAAAGTTAAATGCTGTAGATTCATTTGTAGCTATTGACTTTAAAGATAATCCAAGTCAATTAGATTTCTACAAAATACAATCAGAGGATGTTAAACGCTGGTGTGATGAGGGGTTTATTGGTAAAGGTAAAGCAGTATCAAGAAATAAAATATTGTCTAAAATTGAAAGTAACTAATGAGTTTTTTTGATTATAGTAATCAATATGATTATCCTATATTTTTTGAGGAATGTAAAGTTCCTCAACAAACAAAGATATTCAGAGAGTTAATTAATAAGTATCATTCTTATGTCAAGTATTCGGATGTTCCTCAACGAAGAATAAACTATCTTATATACAGAACATCAGATAGTAAAGTTATAGGAGCTATTGGTATATCATCTTGTGTTCTTGCTATATCAGTTAGAGATAACTATATAGGATGGGATAAGGAAACAAGATTAAAGAACTCTAATATGGTTGCTAATAATTATAGGTTTTGTTTAGCGCCCGACAATGGTATAAAGAATGTGGGAACTATGGCTCTTAAACTACTTCGTGTAGAAGGTGGTAAGAGATGGAAAGAAAAGTATGGTGATGATTTGGTTATGTTAGAAACATTTGTCCAACCACTTATAAAGGGTAGTGATAATAAAAGAAATGGTGCTGTGTATTTAGCAGACAATTGGAGTATGGTTGGTAAGACAAAGGGAACATCAATCAAGAAAGCACCTGTATCATTGTGGCAAAGAGAAGATAGCACAAGAGGTGAACTATCAAGAAGAGACCCAGCTGCAGCTATTAAGAAGTATGCTGTGGGTAGAGAACATTATGTGATAACCGAATCACCTATTAAAAAAGTTTTTATCAAACCACTTAATAAGAAATGGAAGAAGATGTTGAATGGATAAATATTGTGATACATCTAAACTATCTGTCAGACAAATAGATAAACCAACTGCTAAGAAGATGGTTGTTAAATACCATTACTCTAAACTATGGACTAAGTGTAGTGTAGCATTAGGTTTGTTTATTGATACAGGTAAGGAACATTCATTCTTTGATGAGGCTGAAGAGAAAATGGTTGGTGTGATTGTATATGGAGACCCAATCGGAAGATTGACTGGACAATCCATATCAGATGAAATAAAAAGAACTGAAGTATTGGAACTCACGAGACTATTTATACACGATGGTTATGGAAGTAATATTGAATCTTGGTTTATATCTCAATCCTTTAATTGGTTACGAAAAAACAAATCAGAAATCAAAGCTCTTATATCCTACGCTTCTCCTGTTGAGGGACATAGTGGAACAATCTATCAAGCAACGAATTGGATTTATCAAGGTAACAACAATCGTTGGAATGATGGTTGGATATTTAAGTTCGAAGAAGATGGTAGATGGATTCATGGAAGAACTATCTTCCCACATTACAAAACTAATGACCCATATGAAATACAGAAACAAGTTAACAAAACTTTTTGGATAAGGAAAGAATTACAGAAACATAGATATGTTTATATCTTGGCTGGTAAGAGAATAAAGAAGAGGATAATGAAAACATTAAAACATGAAACCTTACCATATCCAAAGTCAAGAGATACAAATGAATCAGAAATAATAACATTGGAGCCAGTTAAATGAAGTATAAAAATAAAGATGGTATTGAATTAAATTACAAAGGTGATGATATACATAGAGTCTTAGTAAGAGAAGTTATAAGTGAAGCTATTAGGATATTGAACTCACATAATCATTTTGATAGTCAATCAAAGAGTTGGGCTATTGATAGAGGTATTAATTTTTTAGAAACTAACTTTGATATAAAGGAGGAGTGTAATGAAATTTCTAACTCGTAAATTAATAACACCAGCAGATTTAAATCCAAGAGGAACTTTACATGGAGGCCAGTTGTTGAAGTGGATTGATGAGGAAGGTGGTATACATGCTGCACTTGAATTACAAACGGGGTTGATAGTAACGAAGTATATTTCAGAAATAGATTTTAAATTTCCAGTATTAGAAGGTGATGTAGTAGAGATAGGAATGCAAACTTTAGATATAGGAAAGTCAAGTTGCACATTAGCGTGTGATGTAAGAAGTCTACAAGCTGATAGAGTTGTATGTTCGATAGATAAGATGGTTTATATCAGAGTGAACAAGTATGGATTACCAAAAGCTCATGGTGGAATGAATGAGTAAATCTATATATATTCACAAAAAAAAATTTCAAATTTTTCTTCTTTACTTTTTAATGGTTTTGGAGTTTTCAATTATATTTATATAAGGAGGACATAATTATGAAGAACAAAAAAAATAAATACATACTAATAACAAAGGACTTACAAAAGAATCTTATAGATTTTTTAGATGAAGTTCAATTAGAAGCAGCTAAACTTAATACAACTGATAATATGCATATAGTTAATTTCTGTTCGTTTGCAATTGAAGAATTATTAAGTGGACTTGATGCTGAAGTAAAAAAGAAACATAAACCTCAAAAGAAATCAAGAGACCAATACTTGGATGAAACATTTATGGATTGGAATCTACCTGAGATGTCCGATGAAGAATACAATAAACTTGTAGACCAAGTAGATGGATTCTTGAGAGGTTGGGAAAAAGAATATCAAAAGAAACATCCAAACGAACCTATACAAAAGAGACCATACAAACCAGAAGTTGATGATGTAATGGAGTATTGTTCATTAGATGAGATAATTGATTTTCTTAAAGACGACCCTGAGTTATCTGATGAAGAACGATTCGAATTATATTATGATGAGAGAGATAAAAGAAGAGAAAAGAAATCAGGTATGTCGTATGAACAATTGTTAAAGAAGTCTGGCGTATTACCACCATCAACTAAGAAATAGTTTCTCTTCTTCATCCTTGATGTAGTTACCAATATCTTTACCCTTTAATCCTTTAGATATAGCATCCTTTGCTGTAATGGATAACTTCCAATTCCACAACTTCATTATGTATTTGTTGGAGTTGATATTAACCCATTGTTTAATTTGTGATGTAGTGAGTTTACTATTGTCTTGTAGTTTCTTATATGATGGTAAGTCTTTAATCACTTCAGCTGGTCTTGATAACTGAATCAACAATGATATATCCTTAACCTCTTGATTAGTATATTTCAAACTATTTAATTTAGATTTAACTTTATCCACACCATTGGTTTGTAACATATATGCAATCTGTAATTTATAATCATTGGTATCTACTTTTCTATGTAGAACACTTAGTCCAGGAAAGATTTGTTTAAACATTCCCAATGTTCTTAACATTTTAAAATAGTTGGGAACATTCTTAGCTTTGGTGACACCCTTGATAAATTCATCTCTTATACGCTCCGCTGATACTCCTGATATATCGGAGTTCTGTTTAAGGGCGCTCCAAGTATCTTTAGTCATCTTACCACCAACACTACCAGCGAATCTAACGGCCCGAAGTTTACGAAGTGGGTCTTCATCAAATCTATCCTCTGCTTTACCAACGGTTCTGATTTTCTTTTTCTTCAAGTCAGCTATACCACCAACTAAGTCAACGATTTGTTTCTTACCAATATCGTAGAATAAAGCATTGATGGTTAAGTCTCTTCTCTTAACATCACCTTTAATATCTGTGAAGTCAACTGAATCAGGTCTTCTTCCCTTACCAATATCTTTTCTGAATGTAGCAATCTCGTGTCCACCTATAATCACAACACCGAATTGTTTTCCAACCTCTACTGATTTGAATCCACCTTGTTTTGCAATATCCAATACTTC